GGTTATACCGCTGACTTGAATGGTATAGCTAATGTTGAAGTACCTGGTACTTACCTAATAAAAAATGTTGGATACAAAGATATCACAATTGATATTAATGGTGATATCACAATAGAATTAGAAACTGATTCTTTAGGTATTTTAGTTTTTAGTGTGGCTAACACAAATACTATCATTAAAGGTAATATTGTTGGTGAAGATCCACCTAATAAAAAAAAGAAAAAAAATAATAAACAAGCATTAGATGATATAACTGTATTCTTATTATTAGTTGGACCTCAATCTGGAGAAACAGAAACTCAAACTGAACTTCAAACTTTACCTCTCCCTAATAATAATAAAGTTCCCTCATCATCAACTATCACAGGAACTATAGACGCTTCATCTGAGTCAGAATCTACTATAGAAAAACCTGTTGAGACTCCAAAAAGTGAACTTATTCCTTTCCCTTCTACTCAAAGTAGATCTCGTGATATTGGTATATATGAAAGACCAGATGGTAACTACTCTGTTAGAGATGAAAGTGGAAATTTAATAGGTGGAGTAGTAAAAAATTTAAATGGTGCCTATACTTTAAAAAGAGCATATCTAGAAAATTGGGATTGGAAAGAATTCTTAAATTATCATTCCAATATATTTGTTGATAATACACCTTCAAATACCCCCACAGTTGATAGTACTACTAATAATACACCAACACAGGATCCTCCTACTGTACAAAATCCTGACAATGTTATAGATTTTAATGTTGATTCAAAATTAATTATACTTAAAACTGATAGGAAAGGTAATTTTTATTTTGAAAACAACACTGACACATTCCCAGATGATATAGAGAACGCTACATCTGTCACTATAATAATTAATCCTCCTCAAAAACAGGATACTAATTATCAATCTAAGACAATAGATTTAAAATCTTTATTTCCTAATAAAGAAACATTACCAAACAAAGAAACAATATATACTTATGATTTAGGAAGAATAGATTTAGATTTAGTAGCTCCACCGCCTGAACCTAAAATTGAGACCCCAGAACCTAAACCTAAAATTCCATGGGAGTTAACTTTAGCATATAGAATTTTACAACTTGTTAAAAACTTTTTAAAACGAGTCATTCCATATCTAATCCAATTATTAACAGTTTTTGGAGCTGAGGCGGTTAATGCTGTTTTAAATAGACAACCTATTTTAAGTAAAGTTTGCCCTAAAGAAAAAGATATTTTACTTGTAATAAAAAGAAGAAATTTATTAGCTAGACAAATAAACAATATATACAACTATATAAAAACATTAAATTCTACTGTAACTGGTTTAAATGTATTTTTAACAGCCTTAAATGCCGCTGTTGCTCTTTTCCCATTAAATCCAATTCCATCAAACGCAACTACTGTTGGTGCTATAAGTGCTGTTGAGAATCTTAAAGAACAATTAAAATTAACTGTTGATAAAGTAACCAAAGGATTAGAAGGAGTTGAATATGTGACTGCTTATACAGCTGCAGTTTTAGCTTATATTTTATATGTTTTAAATGCTTTGGATGGATTAATATCTCAATGTGCTAAGGATCAAAATGTTCCATTTGAAACAATAAATTCTGAGTTAAATGTTTTCACCAATCAGTCTACAGGTGTTAATAATAGTGCTTTTATAAATGTTGATAAAACTTATAAAGGATTTAATTTAGAAATTAAATTAGATGAAAGTAATAAAACTCAATACCCAAAACGCTTCGCCCAAGCTTTAAACAAACAGGGAGTCCCAGTGTTAAAAACAGAATCATCATTTGCTTCTGACCCTCAAGTATTAGTAAATCAATTAAAATTTATTATAGATTCAAATCCTAATTTAACAGCTGAATAATTATATATTTATAATCATGAAAACAGATATTTTAAAAAAGTTAATTAAAGAAGCAGTTCGTGAAGCTATTCAAGAAGAACTTAAAGATATCCTCCTTGAAGCAGTACGTTCTCCTAAAACTATAGTTAATGAAACAGTAAATCCTCAAGTTTTTACTCAACCTCATGGAACTGCCGTTAATCATGACCTTAGACGCAATCTAAGAAGTATGATTGGAGGTGAATTTGATACTACAATTTCTGCTAACTCATCACACGCTAAACCAGCTTATACTCCTCCTCCAGTTAATACAACAGGCGAAGGTTCAAGTTTACCCGGTGGTGAAGTAAGTTTAGACCAAATAATGGGGTTAATGACTAAATAATGGCTTACAGAATACCAAACCAACATCCCTTAGATTTAAATCAACGAGTAGCAGTTGGTGTGTCTATTCCTTTTTCCTCTCCTAGTGTCTTTAATTTAACATACACTACAACAGATCAAATTAAATCTAACCTCATCAATTATATATTAACTAATCGAGGTGAAAGAGTATTAAACCCTAATTTTGGATCTAACTTAAGAGCCCAATTATTTGAAAATATCGACCCAGATACTATATCAGCTTTAGAACTGACAATAATAAGTGATATCAGACGATACTTTCCTATGATTAGTATTAATAGTCTAACATTAACTCCTTCATATGAAGAACACGCTATTCGTTTAGTTCTAACATACTCAGTATTAAATAACGTTCCTGAAACTATTCAAATTCTTTTATAACACATGGCTGTAGAAAATAGGAATATATCATATTTAAATAAAGATTTTGGTGAGCTTAGAGCTTCTCTTATAGAGTATACCAAAACTTATTTCCCTAGTACATATAATGACTTCACCCCAGCATCCCCCGGTATGCTGTTTATGGAAATGTCAGCCTATGTAGGTGATGTTTTATCATTTTATCTTGATAATCAGATTCAAGAAAATTTTATTCAATTTACCCATCAACAAAATAATCTATATACCCTAGCTTATATGTTAGGTTATAGACCAAAAGTAACAGGAGTAGCCACAGTTGATATAGATATGTATCAACAAGTTCCATCTATTTTAGTTAATGGTAGTTACGCCCCGGATTATAGATACGCAGTTAATGTAAGTGATAATATTGTTGTTAACACAAATCTAACCAACTCAACCAATTTCCTAATCCAGGATGCTATAGATTTTACTCACTCATCTTCATCAGATCCAACAACAGTAACTATCTATAGTTTAGATAGTAGTGGAAACCCTACATTTTACCTACTAAAGAAAACTAGACAAGCTATTTCAGCTAACATACAAACTACTACTTTTTCTTTTGGATCACCTGAACGTTTCCAAACTGTTGAAATTAATGATAATAATATTATTCAAGTATTAGACATAGTAGATAGTGATGGAAATGAGTGGTATGAAGTACCATATTTAGCTCAAGAAATGGTTTTTGACACCATTAAAAACACCAATCCTAATGATCCTAATTTTTACCAAGATCAAGGAGAAGCACCTTATTTACTCCAGCTAAGAAAAGTACCTCGTAGATTTGTAACTCGTTTCATCTCTCCAACAACATTACAATTACAGTTTGGAGCAGGTACTAGCACTCAAAATAACGATGAAGAAATTATTCCTAATCCTGATAATATAGGATTAGGGTTACCATATAAAAGATCATTACTAACAACCGCCTTTGCTCCAGCTAATTTCTTATACACAGACACATATGGTATAGCACCATATAATACAACATTAACTGTTAGATATTTAACTGGAGGTGGTGTTTATGCTAATGTTCCTGCTAACACCATAAATGTTTACCCAAGTAGAGCTAATGTAACTTTTCTTTTAAATAATTTAGACCCTACTTTAACACAATATGTTTTCAATTCAATTACAGTTAATAATCCTGTAGCAGCTTCAGGTGGTAGAGATGGAGATACAAGTGATGAAATAAGATTCAATTCTTTATCTTCTTTTGCTGCCCAATTAAGAAGTGTTACTCAAGATGACTATTTAGTTAGAGCTTTAAGTTTACCATCACAGTATGGAGCTATATCTAAAGCATATATTGAACCTCAAAAGATAGAGAATACTTTACCTGGTGAGACATTATCTGTTTTAGACTTATATGTTTTAGCTTTTGATGTTGATGGAAAATTAAAACAAGCTACTACTGCTTTAAAACAAAATTTAAAAACTTATCTTTCCCAATATAGAATCATTAATGACTCTATTAAAATTAAAGATGCTTTTATTGTTAATATAGGTGTTGAATTTGATATTATAGTACTCCCAGATTACAATAATAATGAAGTTATTTATAATTGTATTGAAAAGATTAAAGATTATTTCCAAATTGGAAAGTGGCAAATTAATGAACCTATTATGTTAAAAGATTTATATATTCTTTTAGATAAAATAAACGGTGTTCAAACAGTAAAAACTATTAATATTGTAAATAAAGTTGGAGAAATCAATGGATATTCTAAATACGCTTATGATGTTAAAGGAGCTACTCAAAATAATGTTATTTACCCCTCACTTGATCCAATGATCTTTGAAATTAAATACCCTGATGTTGATATCAAAGGACGTGTAGTACCTTTATAATTTTTATATTTATAATAAAAAAATGGCTGTTTATAAGATTTTCCCTTCAAAAGATGCTTCTTTATACTCATCATCACCAACACAAAACACTGGTCTAGATGAAATTCTTGAAGCATCTCTCTCAGTCAATAATTTTTCATTATATCCTCAAGCTAGTAGATTTTTAGTTCAATTTTCTACTGATGAAATAAATGATATTATTAATAATAAAATTGGCCCCTCAACTTGGCAGGCTAATTTTAGAGGATATTTATCCAATTTAGAAGGATTAAACATAACAACTACACTTGAATTTTATCCAATATCTGGATCTTGGGATATGGGTACTGGAAAGTATTCATATAGTCCTGCTTACACTAATGGTGTGAGTTGGAGATATAGAACATATTTAAGCGGGAGTGAATGGAGCATAAATAATTTTTCTCCAAATGTCACTGCTTCATATGGTGGAGAAACAGGTGGAGGAACATGGTATACTGGTTCATCAGATCCATCTTTAAATCCTATTTATTCAACTCAAAGTTTTGGATATTTTGACTCTGGTGATATCAATGTGGATATTACTAATATGGTTAAAGCTTGGTATAATGGATCTATTGAAAATAATGGTTTTATAGCTAAACAAGCTGTTGAGTTTGTAGATGATTCTAATTATCAAATTGAGATGAAATTCTTCTCAAGAGATACTCATACTATTTATCCTCCTCAATTAGAACTTAAATGGAGAGATTATGTATGGAACACAGGTTCTTCTTCTACTCCTATTTTATCAACATCTATAGCCACAGTGTCTATAGATGAAAACCCAGGAGTATTTAACCCTGAAAGTGTAAACATCTTCCGAGTAAACAGTAGACCAACATACCCAGCTAGAACTTTTATAACATCTTCTTATTATACTCAAAATTACTACCTCCCAACATCATCATATTACGCTATTCAAGATTTAGATACTAATGAGTATGTTATTGATTTTGATAACCAATACACTCAATTAAGCGCTGATGATTTAGGTAGTTATTTTACCTTATATATGAATGGTTTAGAACCTGAAAGATATTATAAAATTTTAATTAAAACTATTATTGGTGGTTCAACATTAGTATTTGATAATAATTATTATTTCAAAGTTGTAAATGGCTAATTATCCTTTAAATAGAACTGTTTTTAATAAAGAAGTTTATGTTAAAACCATAGATACTTCTTTTTCTCAAGCTGAGACACCTCCTCCTCCTTTAGAGACTACTATTAGTGTTAATGAATTTTTTAATTTATATAATACTTTGTTTTATCAAATTCCTGTTGATGGAGATGTGAATTCTCATAGATATCTAGTTCAACAAAGTGGACAATATATTGGTTCTGATAATATAACAGATGATGTTCAAGCCTTATTAGATGAGATAACCACTTTAAGACAAGATTTACTAGCGGCTAATCAACAAATTTTAACATTTACTACTAATATTCCAATATCAAGTTCGCTATAATATGGCTGTTACTATAACCAATATAGATCCTGTTAGTTTAGAAGCTCAATTTTACTCCCCATCGGATACTCAATTAGTACCATCCAATGTAGTACCTTCTAATTTTAACCCTGATGTCAATTATATAGAATACACTATACAATCATCAGATGGATCATACCAGATTACTACAAATAATTTTACAAATTACACTATAGTTCAAGACAGCTCCCCAGCTGGCTCTGATGTTGTTTATGATATAAATCTAAACCCAGAAACTGATTTAATCAATAGTGGTTTTAGTAATGGTAATTGGAATGTTATTTATAATTTTTTAAATTCTGAGCTTAATTCTTCTTTTACTAACCAGGCTTATTACATTAAAGAAATTTCTTCAGATAG